CGTCGAGTGCCGTCTGGGCCATGATTTCCCTTGCCTCGTCAACTCCGTAGAACGAGACGTTCCTCTGAACGATCTCGTGACCTCCCCTGTCGAGGTTGCCGAGTGCCTCGTCCACCATGGACCAGATTAGACCGTCGCCTGTCGGAACCGACAAGAGGACCCTAGCCATTGTATTTCGCCGCCTCTTCATGGAGCCTCATCGCATTGTCCCAGGTCATATCCCTGTATTCCGAAACGAGCCTCTCATGCCTCCACATGTCCGCCTTAAAGCCCGCGTAGTGCATGATGCGCACCACGTTGGTAGGCTCCGTGAACCTCGTGCAGTTGTACTCCGACGGCATGTCGTGAATGTGACCCTGGCACAGGAAGCTGAAAACGTCTTGCTCGATGTTGGGGAAGTAGCGCCAGTTGAGGCAGTCGATGACCTCCTGCGCCTTACCGTTGCGCAACATGTGGAGGTTGTACACCGTTACGCCCGTGTTGCAGTAGAGCATGTTCTTATAGCAGCTGCAATCCTCCCTCGATGCCGAGAAGTAGCATCCTTCAATCGGCATGTCCCACACGTCGGACACGTTGCGCACGCATATCGTGTCGACGTCGAGGGAGAAGATGCGGTCGAGGTGGGCGAACTCGGGCATGAGCGCGAGAGCGGCTCTCATGAGTGACAGGTACGAGAACGGCGAGTTCATGTTCGGTGAGTCTTTCGGGAAGAACTTCTGGTCGGATACGTTCACCACCTCGCACATGTCTGGCAGGTAGAAGTCGTAATCGTCGTCTTCCACCAAGAGCCACACCTTGTCGACGTCGCTGTTCGCTATGAGCGACTTCGCCGCAGTCTGCATGTCCCCGTACAGGTTCCTGCTTCCCGTGTAAACCGCTTCCTTCCTCATTCTTCCTCCCTAAAGGTTAGCCTCGTACTCGTCTTTGTGCATCATGTACGCGATGTATGCGCACAGCTCCGCCATGAAGCCGTCAATCCTGTTCTTCGCCTTGCCCTGCATCTTCACGGGCTGAATGTTCGCGTTCACGTCGGACTTGACGCTCACGTTCATGCGGCACCATTGGTCGATCGGGTTGTTGTTGCAGACGATGAGCTTGCTCGCAAGCTGCGCCCTGAACTGCTTCATAGGCTGCGACAGCGTCTTCGGGCCCTGCCTCACGGCGATGCAGCGTTCCTTCCCGACGTACTGCACGAGCTGCTCCTCGTCGGTCCCGATGATGTGCCACGGGTCATAGCCGATTGCGAACGTGTACACGTCGAAGTTCTGCTTGACCTCCTCGAGCCAGTCGAGGAACACGCGCTTCGGGACCGTGTTGCCGGGGACGGTGCGCATGAGGCCGCGCTCGACCCACTGCTTGTACGGCACGTCGTCTCGCTCGCGCCTGTAACCGTCACCGTAATTGAGGGCATCTTCAGGAAGCCAGTACATGCTCAGCTCGTAAATCTTCGGGTCATCGGGACGCATCATGAGCATCTTCGCAGCCGACAGGTCGGTCGTGTCCGACGCGTCGAAACCTGCTATGCCGTATCGGAATCCCATCTCCGAGATGTCGAACGTCTCGTCGCTCACGGCCTCCTCGAAGGTGAGCCATGCAGCCGCCCTCGATTCTGGCATGTTGAAGTCCTTGGTCATGAGGGTTGGTAGGAACGACGGGTCCTGCATGCCCTTGTTGACGGCGTCCTTCATGTAGTCCCAGCTCTTGACCGTGCCAAGCCCCGGATTCGCCTTCACCCACATGCGGTCGTCTGTCCACTCGTCACGCGAGTCCAGCTCGTATATGACCGGCAGCATGCGGTCGTCCTCGATCTTTCCGTCGAGGATTCCGCACGCGTAGTCGTACTGGTCGTCGAACAGGTTCTCCCGCTCGAAGCCGTTCGTCGTGATGGCCCAGATCATCGGCTGCTTGCGGGCAGACATGCCCTGCTTGATGAGGTCGTACTGGTCGCGGTTCGTGCAAGCAGCCATCTCGTCGAACAGGCAGAACGCGACGTCCAGGCCGTCAAGGTGGCGAGTCTGGCTTGTAAGCGGCGTGATGTAGCCCATCGTGCGGTCGCATATCAGGCCGTCCTGGTCGCGTTCGACGACGGTTCCCTTGCGGACCACCTTCGACAGCTCGGGAGACTGCTTGAGCATCTTCCAAGCGGCGCCGTAGGCGAGCGAAGCCTGGTCCTTCGAGGTCGCAACGTTGTAAACCTGGGGAGCACCCTCGCCGTCCGCCACGAGCATGTACAGCTCGATGGCGGCGCCAAGGGACGTTTTGCCCTGCTTTCTTGCCCAGATTACCAGGATTTCCTGGAACTGCCTGTAACCATCGGCGTCGACGAACCCGAAGGCGATTTGTATGACCATCTTCTCGTAAGGCTCGAGGACGAACGGGACGCCGAGCTTCCCTGATGGGAGCATGCAGAACCTCTCGATGAAGTTGCACGGGCGCTCGGCCTTCTCGATGTCGAAGTGCCAACGCTTGTAGCCGTCCTTGAAGCGCGGCAGCATCATCTCGGCGAGCTGCTTTATGCGCTTGCACGCCGTTATCTTTCCCGATTGGACGTCCAGGAGGTATTTCTCGGCATCTGAAGCCTTCAACGGATTACTCCGGCTTCTTCTCCCAGTGCTTGCAGTCTTCAGCGAACGGCGCGAACAGCTGGAACTCGTTCTCGTCGCAGTCGACGATGCGGTTGCCGTTGTCATCGACGGACTCCATCTCCTTGTGGGCGCATGTGTCGCAGTTCTTATCCATGACTACTCCTTCTCGTCTCTGAGCTGGTTAAACAGTGTTGACGCTATCTCGTTGTTCGTCGTGACGAGTTGACTCCTCTCAGAAGTGAGCGCCATCCTCTTCGCGATTTGCAGCTTCGCCTTGTCGCCGTCAGACTCCTGCGCCGCGACAGGCGATTCGAGGATGTCGTCAATCTGCATGATTCGCGCCTTGTTCCTCTTGAACTCCGAAAACTGGGATTTCACTAGCTCTTTCTGCGCCTCGTTGAGGTCGGATGCCTGTTTCTCGACAGCCTGTTCGAGCTTGCTCTTAGTTGCCATTCGGTTCCTTTCCCGAATCGCCCTAAATCGCCCCGATTGGTAACGGGCCTACGTGTCCCAGGAATGGGACATAGAATCGTGTATGTAGTGTACCATAATGAGTACAGCTAGGAGAATATGGGAAAAATCCTAGACAAGCTGCTCGGCAAAGAGGCGGCTCCAAGGGTGGCTTCAGTCGAAACGGTCGGCTCGCGTCCTTACACGACCGGCTGGAACGGCTCAATGTACCAACAGGTGCTCGTCAGGAGCGTCATCGAGCGTTTCGCAGTCGCATGTTCCAAGCTCAAGCCAGAAATCCAGGGCAGCGCGAGACCCCGCGTCAGGCGCGCCGTCGAGACCTCTCCGAACCAGTTCCAGACGTGGCCCCAGTTCCTATACAGGTGCGCCACGCTCTACATGAACAACACGACCGTGTGCGTCGTTCCCGTCTACAAGCCTGGAACGCAGGTGCAAATCGGGTTCTACCCAGTCCCGCTCTCCCATGCCGAGGTCGTCGACTACTCGGGAGAATACTGGATGCGCTGGACCGACCTGGACGGCGGGTGCAACGCGATCGAGCTGTCGAAGGTCGCCATCGTCACGCGCTTCCAGTACATGAGCGACTGGTTCGGCGACGGCAACATCCTCGCAAACACGCTCTCGATGCTCAAGGCGCAGGAGGACGCGCAGAAGCAGTCAATCAACGACTCGGCGCAGCTCCGCTTCATCGGCCAGCTTAACGGCCAGGTCAGGGAAGAGGACATGAAGAAGAAGCGCGACCGCTTCGCAACCGACAACCTCTCTGACGCAAACGACACGCCCATCATGCTCTACGACAACACGTTCGCCTCGATCGAGCAGCTCAAATCGCAGAACTGGACCATCCCCTCAGAGGAGATGGAGCGCATCGAGAACAACGTGTTCGACTACTTCGGCATCAACCGCCGCATCTTGCAGAACAACTACGACGAGAACGCTTGGGACGCGTTCTACGAGGGCTGCATAGAGCCGTTCGCGCTGGCGCTGGGAGAGGCGCTCAGCCAGGCGACGTTCACAATGCGCGAGCGCCCTGCGAACCGCATCATGTTCAGCTCCAACCGACTCGAGTACGCAGCCGCGTCCTCGAAGCGAAACATCAACAAGGACATGACCGACCGAGGAATCATGACCATCAACGAGGGCCGTGAAATCCTCCAGCTCCCGCCAATAGACGGAGGCGACATCTTCATCCTCCGAGGCGAGTACAAGGTAGGCCACACCTTCGAGGAGATATTCCAAGCACAGCAGGCCGCTGCCGCTGCTAAGTCCAGCGGACGCGTGAGCAGCTCCGATGAGGACAGAGACGGCCTCGACGGAGACAACATCCGCCCCGATTCGGACGGTTACGGGTCGCCAGGCGACACCGACACGGGCGACGTCACTTCGACAAACCAGGACAGGTGGAGCGAGAACGCTTCGTAGGAAAGGAACCACCATGCCAGCCAAGCCAGACGAGAGACAGTACCGCATGATGAGCACGCCGCTCTTCGTGCCGCAGGCGGAGACGATCGAGCTGAAGGACGAGGACGGAAACGTAGTCTCCTCGGCGCCAAACAACAGGTTCGCCTCCGAGTGCTACGTGGAGGGCTACGCCACCACGTTCGAGGACCCCTACACGCTGTTCGAGGACAGGGACGGCTGGAAATACGTCGAGATCATCGACCGCCACGCGCTCGACGACGCGGACATGAGCGACGTCATCTTCCAGTACGACCACGAGGGCCGCGTCTACGCCCGCAACACAAACAACACGCTGTTCTTCGAGGCTAACGACCACGGACTCTTCATCGCGTCCGACCTCTCGAAGACCAGCTTGGCCCGCCAGATGTACGAGGACATCGCCGCAGGCAACGTCACGCGCATGAGCTGGGCTTTCATCCCATCCGAGGAGCAGTACACGGAGGATGTCGAGAACCGCGTATTCACCACGCGTATCACGCGTGTGAAGAAGGTGTTCGACGTCTCGGCGGTTAGCTACCCCGCAGACCCGAACACCGAGATAAGCGCACGTCACCTCGTAAACGGAGAGATCGAGGCAAGGCGGCTGCGGGAGTCGCAGCAGCGCGAACTTGACCGCAAGCGCAAGGAGATTGCGCTGCGCGCCAAGAGCATGTCAATCCGTTAGAGGAAAGGAGAAGTCATGGACTTCACCGCAATGGACGCTCGGGCATACCGCAGCCTGAACGCCGACCAGTACCAGGAGCGCCGCGCCCTGGTCCTGTCCCTGGCAGAGGAGCTGCCCGAGGACGCGACAGAAGAGCAAATCCGCTCCATCGAGGAGGAAATGGGCATCATCAAGGCCGAGGACTCCCGCCGCGACGCACTGACCGAGCTGCGCAACCACAAGGCAGTCGAAGTCATCCAGGGCGCAGGCCAGGTCGTCGAAGCAAGCGAGACCCCGAAGGCCCGTGCAGCTGTCAAACGCGACCGTTCCCTGGGCCAGCGCGTCTGGGACGAAATCCAGGAACGCGGCTATAAGCGCGATGAGCGTTTCCAGGTGTCCGACGTGGCGTTCCGCTCCGCGTCCGACGTCCAGACCGTAGGCGAGCTCGACGGCGAATCCAGCCCGAACTACTACGACATGGCGCTCACGCAGGTCGACCTTGAAATCAAGGAAGGCTACCGCCGCCCGATGACCATCTGGGACCTGTTCAACCACGAGCAGACCGAGAAGGATTCTGTCGCATGGTTCGTCGAGGGCGCTGTCGACGGTGACGCTGGCATGACCGCCGAGAACGGCGCGTTCTCGCAGCTGCATGTCAACGACCCCGTCATGGTCACGGCACCGCTGAAGAAGGTCACGGCCATCTGGAAGCAGACCGACGAAATCCTGTCAGACGCCCCGCGTTTCGTGAGCCACGTCAACGCCCGCGCAGCCTACAAGCTGGACTGCAAGGTCGAGGACCAGCTGCTCTCTGGCACCGGCTCGTCCAACCAGATCACCGGCCTCACCAACACGACCGGCATCCTGACCGCCAGCGCGTCCGCCTTCAACATGGACTTCATCGAGTCCCTGCTCGACCAGCGCACGCGCATCCGCAAGGCCACCCCGAACTTCAACGTCGACACGCTGCTCCTGGCAGACGAGGACTATGACGCCCTCATGAAGCTGAAGAACAGCTCCGACCAGTACGTACTCGGCGGTCCCACGGGCTTCGTGTACGGCAACGGCGTGACCATCGGCAAGAACCTGTGGAACACCATCACGATGGTTCCCACGCCCGCCCTCACGAGCGGCACGGCCATCCTTGGCGCGTTCAAGGCTGGCGCGACGGTTTACGAGCATGTCACTGGTCGTCGTTTCGACGTCGGCTACGACGGCGAGGACTTCAGCCACGGCCGCGTGTCGTTCCGCGCATACCAGCGCCTCTGCTTGGCTGTCGAGTACCCGGCAGCGTTCTGCAAGTACACGGTCAGCGTATCCGGCTTGTCCGCTTAAAGGAGATAGAGCATGTACGTCAAGGCACTCGTCGACTTCCACGACAACCTGAAGGACGTCGACCGCAAGAGCGGCGAGGAGTTCGTCGTCACCAAGGAGCGGTTCGAGCAAATCAACGAAATTGGGATGAATTGCATCAACGCCCCCATCGTTGAGGAGGTTCCCCGAATCGAGCAGCTCAAGGAGACGCCAGAATCCCGTGCCAAGAAGGCACCGGCAAAGCGCAGGACGAGGAAGGCGTAGCAAGTGTCCCTACTCGACGACATCAAGACGTCGCTCCGCGTGACCTCGAACGCTTTCGACTCCGAGGTCAGGGGGCTCATCGACGCGGCGCGTTTCGACATGGAGCGCGCTGGCGTCGACCCGACGATGCTCGCTCTCAACCCATCCGACCAGGACTTGTCTAACGAGTTCGTCAAGCAGGCGATCCGCTGCTACGCGAAAGCGCACTTCGGTTACGACAACCCCGAGGCTGACCGCTTCGACGACTCGTACAGGCGCATCGTCTGCGACCTGATGAACTCGTCGCACAACATCGCGGCAATCGCCCTCGAGGAGGGCGTGTCAGACGGCTCGGGGGCGGCAGATGAAACGACGACGGCCCCCGAGTCCTCAGCGGAAGGCGGCGAGTGATGCGCTTCAACGAGACATGCATCCTCATAGAGACCGTCTACGAGGTCGACGGCAGGGGCGCCCCGCAGCCGACCGAGTACCTGACCGAGGTGTTCTGCAACCAGCAGCATATCGGCGCGAATACCTGGTCCTCGATGTACGAGATAGGCATCTCTGTCGACGCGAAGCTGCAAGTCAGGTCTTGCGACTACGAGGGACAGCGAGACGTCGAGTACAAGGGCAAGCGTTACTCGGTCGAAGTAGTCGACGATCGCGGTGACTTCACGTTGCTGACGCTCAGGCACCAGCAGTCCGATTCCGAGGAGGCGTGACATGGGCAGGAACGTCACGTGCGACCTCGACAGGTTCGCCGCAGGTTTCGACGAGCTCATAGGAGACCTCCCTGAAGCATGCGGAGACGCGCTCGAGGACTCCGTGAGGAAATCAGTCAGGCAGGCGGCAAAGAGCCTCAGAGGAGAGCTCACGGACGGAATAGGGAAGAACGACTGGTCTGACGAGTACCGCCAGGGATTCACGTCCCACGTCGACAGGTCGGGCCCGACCGTGGTCGGCGAGGTTGGCAACAAGAACAAGCCCGGCCTCGTCCACCTGCTCGAGAAGGGCCATGCGACGCTAACGGGCAGGAGAACGCAGGCTTACCCGCACATGGAACCTGCGTTCGAGGAGATGTCGAGCGATTTCATTGACAGGGCAGGGAAGGCAGTTGGGAGGGCGATTCGCTGATGTCGCACGAAGACGTCCAATCGGTAGTGTCGGAAATCGTCCCGTGCTGCCACATGGAGTGGCCCAACGACTCGGCACCGCCGCTCCCGTGGGCGCTTTTCCACGGAGATGACCGCCCGATTCCAGCAGACGATGCCCAGCTCGCCGTCATGCACCGCTGGACCGTCGAGCTCTACGAGAAGCGCACCGACGAGGACCTCGAGCTTGCGTTGGCAAACGCGCTGAGAGAGAGGTTCGGGAACGTCAGGCGGAGCGAATCGTACATCGAAAACGACAACATGCTCGAAGTCATATTCACGTTCTACCAGATAGAAGGAGAGTTCGATGGCTAACAAAATCCGTTACGGCCTCCGTAACACCAAGTACGCCATTTGGAATGCCAACACAAGCCAATACGGCGCTTACAAGGAGCTAAAGGGCGCCGTGTCCCTGAGCCTTTCACGCGAGGGCGGCGACAACACCGACTTCTACGCCGACGACGGCATCTACTACACGTTCGCCGGAACCAACGGCGGTTACAGCGCCAACCTCGAGGTCGCCCGCATCACCGATCAGATTCGCGAGGACCTCCTCGGCGAAATCGTCGACTCCACCACGGGCGTCCAGTTCGAGACGACCACGGCCCAGTCCATCCATTTCGCGCTCGTCACCGAGATGCAGGGCGACCAGGGCCCGATTGGCTTCGTGTTCTACGACTGCGTGGCGAACCGACCAGAGTGGACGGCGAACACCACTGGCGAGAACCCGCAGGTCGACACCGAGACCCTGAACATCCGCATCGCAGCCCGCGAGTTCAACTACGGCGGAGGCACCAAGAGCTTCGTCCAGGGTCACATCGAGAAGACGCAGAGCAATGCGAGCAAGTTCGAGGCGTTCTTCTCCTCGGTCGTGACCCCCGGCACGGCCGCATCGGGAATCTCGGCGTAAAGGAGCGTAGATGTTCGAGGTCGACATCAACGGCAAGAAGGTCAAGGCAGAGGTTTCGTTCTACACGGCGTACCTCTACGAGGCTGAGTTCCGCTCAGACCTCATCAAGGACCTGTTCGGAACCCAGGACTTCGAGCCTGAGATCGAGGCGAGCGACGGGCGCCTGGTGAAGGTCGACTTCACCAAGACGAACTGGACCGCCATGACCAAGGTCCTCTGGGCTGCTGTGAAGACAGCAGACCCATCGGCTAAAAGCTATTCGGAGTGGATGAAGTCCGCGAAAGGGGCGAACCTCTGGCTCGTCGGAGAGCTCTTGTCGGCCGAGGTCGCCGACTGCTTCTTTCGTTCCGAAGTTGCCGGAGAGGAAGAGCAAGCAGGCGAATAAGCGCGACCCGTCGACGAGGCCGTTCACGTCGATGGCGTTGAGCGCGCTCGCGGCGGGTCTCGCATGGAACGACCTGCGAACCATGAAGTACACGCACCTGATGCAGCTCCTCTACGAGTGGGAGGACATGCACGGTGCAGACGTCGAGGAGACGGTTGACGCGACCCCCTCGGACGTCAGGGCTCTTATGAAGATGTAAGGAGGAGAAATGGCTGACGCGTTCAGGGGCCTGACAATCAGGCTCGGTGCAGATGAAAGGCCGCTCGTTTCGGCCATCTCCTCCGTCCAGAGGAGCGCATCCCAAGCCAATAAGCAGCTCAACGCCATGAAGAAGGCGTTGAAGTTCGACGGCAACGACATAGACGCATTGGGTTTCGGCATCGACCTCGCGCGCGACAAGGCAGAGCATGCCGCTAGGTCGATGGTGAAAATCCGCACTGCTATGGAGCAGGCGAGCAAGGAGACGAAGGACCTCGCGTCGGGGACGTCGAAGGCGTACTCGGAGACTCAGAGGCTCAAGGACGAGTACGTACACGTCGACGCAGAGTTGCAACACATCTACGACTCGATGGCGAAGGTCCTGCAAAGGCAGGGGCTCACCGAGAAGGAAGCCGTCGAGTACGTGAGAATCATGCGCGACGACGTGCGTGGTCTCGACATCGCAACCGACGACGCAGCAAAGGGCTTCAGGGACCTCCTCGCAGAGGCGTCGAAGAGCACCAACATCAACAGGCTGTTCGGACAGCAGAAGGGCGACGCCGAGGCGCTCCTGTCAACACTCACCAAGCTCAAAGAGCGCCATGTCGAGCTCAACGCGGCATACGACCAGTCGAAGGCAGTCGATGGTTACAGGGCCATGCAGACGCAGCTCGTCTCATGGAGGAGCAGTCTGCACCAGGCTGCCGCCGAGGCTGTCGATTTCAAGGCGAAGATGTACTCGCTCGGAAAGACTGGAGAGCTCATACCAGTCAGGAACGAGATAAAGCTCATAGAGGCCGGACTTGACGACGCGAGGAACTCTGCGAGCCGCATGGAAGCTGTGTTCACCGCCATGCCGAAGAGCATGGAGGCTGCGCGCGCTAAGGTCGTCGCGCTCAAGACGGTCCAGGAGGCTGCGAAATCGAAGATCGAGGCATTGGGCAGGGAGCTTGCAATCATCGAGAACATGCCAGGCTTCAACGCGCATGCCGCAGCAACGAAGGACGTGTACACGGCCCTCGCCAAGGCAAAGGACGAAGCAACCAAGGCGAACGCAAAGCTCGAGGAAGAGGAGGAAATCCTCAAGCAAATCAAGCTGGAGGCGAAGGAGCTTGCGACCGCCTTCGACAAGATTCCCGATGAGAAGTTCGACGAGCTGAAAGCCAAGGAGAGGGACTGCGAGCAGAGGGTCAAGCAGTACCGCGAAGAGGTGAAGAGGGCCGACAGGGAACTCGAGAACGCGCAGATGGAGAAGACCTGGCGCGAGACCAAGAACGCTGAGGCAGAGGCCATCGTCGAAGCGGAGAGGTACGACAGCGTCGTAAAGGGCTTCAGCGGTTGGAAGAACACGTTCGGGACCATCAGGACGATGGGCTACGGCCTGTCATCTACGATTACGCCAGCCATAACCATGATAGGCCGCTACTCGATACAGGCTGCCGAGGACATCGACGCCGCGTACCGCGACATGCGCAAGACCGTCAACGGAACGGAAGAGGATTTCGAGCACCTCAAGGACGCAGCCATCGACTTCTCGCTCACGCACGTCACGAGCGCGGAGCAGATGCTCGAAATCGAGGCGATTGGCGGCCAGCTCGGAATCCAGGTCGAGAACCTCGAGTCGTTCGCCCACACGGTATCGAACCTCGACATCGCCACGAACATGGATACAGAGTCGATAGCCGAGAGCCTCGGCCAGCTGTCCAACATCATGCGCGATATGGACCAAAGCATCGAATCGGGGCCAGGCTCGCTCGACTCGTTCTCAGACGCGCTCGTGCGTCTCGGCAACAACTCGGCGACGCAGGAAGACAAGATAATGAACGTGATGATGCGCATCGCCTCGATGGGCACCATCTCTAACATGGCTACTCCAGACCTGCTCGCCCTCTCGACGGCTGTCGCTGCCTCGGGCCAGGGCGCGGAGGCGGCGGGAACCGCCATAGCGAGGACGTTCTCGAACATCGAGAGCGCGGTTGCGGGCCCCGAGAAGGCAATGGCCGACTTCAAAGATGAAATGCTCGAGGACGGCGAGTCAGTGGAGGACTTCCAGGAAACGCTCGAGAAGAGCTCCAAGAAACTGGAGAAATTCGCCAAGGTCGCAGGCATGAGCGCGGAGGAGTTCGCGGCAGGATGGAACAGCTCCGACAGTAAGGTAGTTTCCAACACGTTCCAGGCGTTCATCGAGGGCCTTCGCAGGATAGACGCGGAGGGCGGCTCTGTCGACGCCACGCTTTCCGATTTGGGCATCAACGGCGTACGCCAGAAGCAGACAATCGAGAACCTCCTCAACACGTTCGGCAAGTACAACGAGTTCAGGGAGATGAGCAACGCTGCCTGGAACGGCGAGGACGACAGGTTCGGGAACCTCGCTGGAGACGCTGAGCGAGAGGCAGAGAGGAAGTCCGAAGGCTTCTCAGGCTCGATGGAGAAGATGCGCCATGCAGCAGAGGCGTTCGGAATGGCGCTCGCAGAAGGCGCCACGCCGTTCGTAAAGATGTTCACAGAGCAGCTTACGGCGTTGGCGAAGGTCGTCACGGAGATGCCCGACTGGGCTAAGACGGCCGTCGTCGGCATCGGCGGCGTCATAGCGGCCCTCGGTCCGCTCACGATCGCCGTCGGCGCCGTCGGAACCGCAGTCACCTCGATTCCAGACATAGTCACGAAGTTCACGTCGCACAAGAACCTCAAGGCGGCGCTCAAGGAGATGGACGCCGTCGGAATGACGGTCGGAAACGTCCAGTACAAGTTCAAGGAGGCGGCAGGCGAGGCTGGTAAGCTCGGCAAGGGCACATCGAAGCTGGCCGCCGCGTTCGGCTCGCTCGGCTCTGTCGGCACGGTTGGCGTCGCGGCGTTCGCCGTCGCTTTCGCAATGCTCGGAGCTGGCATAGCCGATGCGGTCGCCAAAGCAAACACGTTCAAGAAGGCGACTGACGGGCTCACGTCGTCCGTCGACAAGATAAGCAAGGCATTCAGCTCGAACGCCGAGTTCAGCATCGACATATCGGCCGACGAGATAGCCAACAAGCTGACCTCGCTCGCAGACACCATAAACAGCACGATGACGGACGTCACGAGCAACACGGGACTCGCCCAGCACTATGCGGACGAGATAAAGAAAATCAGGGAGCAATGGACCGGCTCGAGGGAGGATGTGCTCAAGCTCCAGGCAGCCGTAGAAGGGTACAACGAGGCGACTGGAAGCAGCATAGAAATAACCAACCTCGAGACAGGCGCGCTCAGCGTCTCAACCCAGGAGCTCGAACGGAACACGGCCGCCTACGTTGCGAATGCCAAATCGAAGGCAGCGCAGAGCCTCTACGAGGAGGCGCTTAAAGCCGCCATGGAAATCGAGCCGCAAATCGAGAAGGCGAAGAAGGTCTACGAGCAGGCCAGGGAAGCATACGACAGGTACGGGACCGACGAGAGCTGGCTCAACTTCAAACTAGCCAAAGACAACCTCGAGCAGCTCGAAGCCGAATACTACTCGGCGACGCAAGCAGCGGAGACGTTCGAGGGCATGTTGCTCAGGTACGATGACCTCGCGGCGACAGCGAGGCAAAGCACCGATGATTTCAGGGCCGCGCTCGAGGGCGTTTCCGGCAACAGCTCCGCGTTCGACGAGCTCGCAGAGATGTTCGGCGTCAACGTCGACGACTTTGCAGCTGGCCTTGCCGCATCAGGCGTGAGGGCGTCCGAGTTCGCGAAGGTCGCGATCGACAAGTTCGACGAAATCAACGCAAGCGCGCACGGGGACATCGAAGCAATCATCGGGAAGCTCGAAGAGCTCAACCTCACGAGGTCCGAGCCGTACGTCGGGCTCAGAGACGACGCGACGTGGAGGATAAACAACATCCTGGAAAGCCTTGACGCCGTGAACAGGTCGAAGGCAACTGCCGTCATCGACGTCGTGCAGAACATGTTCAGCCCGCAAAACGCGGCTGGCGGCGTATCCGGCCGAATCATCAGCGCCATACCGCGCAACGCCGCTGGCGGCATAAACGGCATCGTGACGCGCCCGACCCTCACCAACGTCGGGTGGGTAGGCGAAGCCGGTGACGAGGCGCTTCTCCACATGAAGAACGCTGGCGGCGCGATAATCCCGCTCTCAAACAGGCAGCACGTGCGCCCGTTCGCGCAGGCCGTTGCATCCGAGATGTCGGGTGGTGCGATGCTCGGCGAGCTGCGCTCCATACGCCGCGAGATGGCGTCGCTGCAAGGGTTCGGCGGCGTGAACATCTACGTCACGGTCGACGGCTCGAGCGGTGACTTCGGCGAGATAGGCAGGCAGGTCGGCCGCGAGGCCGCTTACGAGATGAGGATGCAGGGGGTGTGCGCGTAATGCTGGTCAAGGTCATTTTCAACGGCACGTGCCTCAACGACTACTTCCTCGTCAGCGACATCAGCAGGCCGCTTCCCGAGTTCAGGGAGAAATCGTCAGAGGTCGGGGGAATGGACGGCGAGGCTTTCGAGTCGATCGTCGTAGGGACGAGGGAGTGCTCGTTCAAGGTGTCGTCGTGCGACAAGGGCAAGTCAGCCCAGCAGAGCGACGCGAGGAGGCTCATGTCCATCCTCTCTGTCAGGAAACCCGCGCTGCTCACGTTCTCTGACGAGCTCGACAAGGACGGCGTGCAGCTCAAGCGTTACGCCGTCCCGACAGGCAAGTTCGACGCCGAGGAGTACGCGCTCGCCGGAAGGTGGACGTGCTCGTTCAAGATGCACGACCCGTTCCTCTACGGGAAGAACCGCTCGATTGTCCTCAGCTCGAACGCGCACAAGTCCGTCAACGCAGGTGGCAACGCCCCGTCGTGGGCGACGGCGACATCATGTCCATCGGGGAACAGCTACAGCATAGTCAGGACAGGTTACGGATTCGTTGGCTTCAGCGCGCCTTTCTCTGGGCAGAACGTCACCGTTGACTTCGAGGCCCAGAAGGTGTCCGTGTCCCCGTCGGTCGCCAACGCGTCCGGCTTGCAGACTGGCAGCAGGTTCTTCCCGCTCGAAGGCTCGATGGACCTCGTTGCGTCTGCCCAGACCACGCTCTCGTGGACGGAGAGGTGGCTGTGATGGAGGCCGTCATCTACAGGTACACGAACGCGGGCGAGTCACTCGGGGTGCTGGCGTACGACGCGGCAACCCACGAGGAAGACCTCGACAACTCAGACATGCTCACAGTCACCGCGAGCGAGGAGCCGTCAAAACGCGACCGTCTCGTGTGGCAGGACGCTGGCGGCGTGTGGCACGAGCACATGGTCGATTCCGCCAAACGCGTTCACAGCAACGGAAGGCCAAAATCTGAAATAACCTGCTCGAACTCAATCTGCGAGCTGTTCGGCACCCCCGCCGCAGGCACGAAGCTAACGGGCAGTGTCCAGGCGCTCCTTGCGCACCTCCTCTCTGGCACTAGATGGACATGCGGCACGTGCTCCGACTTCGGCAACGTCGAGCTCGAGGTGTGGCACAAGAACGTGCGCCAGTGCATCCGCGAGCTGTGCGAGCTAACTGGGGGAGAGCTCGAGACGACCGTTACGGTCGGCTCGTCAGGCGTAACGTCGAGGAGCGCGCGCATCGTGTCAGAGCGCGGCAGCTCGTCGGTCATGAGGCAGTTCACCTACGGGCGCAACGTGTCAGGCATCACCAGGGAGGTCGGCGCCGACGAGGTCTACACGGCCATCATCGGGTACGGAGCCGTCATAGGGGACTCGCGCGAGGATTACGCGGAACGTTACGCCGTCACCGTGGAATCAGACCTCGACCTGTCGAAGTGGGGCATACCAGATGGAAGCGGCGGCTTCACAAACAACTGGACAACGTACACGGACTCGCAGTGCGACGACCTGGCGTTCCTGCGCCAGCAGTGCCAGCGCCAGCTCGACGTGCTCTCAAAGCCGCTTATAAGGTACGAGTTCGACATCACCGAGGTCGATGAGGGCCTCTGGAGCGACGTTAGGCTCGGAAACAGGGTCATGTGCGTCGACGAGCTGTTCGACCCGCCGTTGGAGCTGACAGAGCGCGTGAGCCACGTCTCGAGGCGCCTGAAGGGCCGCATGTCCTGCAAGGTCGCCGTGGGGGATAGGGCCAACCCGCTCGTCGAGCAGTTCAAGGCCACCGAGAAGACCACGCAGTCGAGTTCTGGCAACTCGGTCAGGTCATACAGCTACACGCCGGTCACGACCGACAGCGGGTCGTACGTCATCGGAGGCGGCGGCGGTGGAGACGGGTGGACCCACCAGGTCAACGGAGTCACTCAAGCAACTGGAACAATCAACTTCGTCACATCTGGCGGGTCATCGTCAACCCAGAAAACCCCAGACACGTGGGGTGGAGTTGACAAGGCCAAGAACAAGAAGGGCTGGTACAAGTCTGATTACGACAAGTCGTGGGGCGGCACTGGAGGCGGAAAGTTCTGATGGCTATCGTCATTGCCGGAAAAGAATTCAGGAAAGCCGAGGACGCTTTCTATGTCAACGGCATCAAGGTCGTCGAAGCGTATGCAGACGGCGTGAAGGTGTACCCAGACAAGGAGTACAAGTACGAGCTTGTGCTGCATGGCGAAGAGGTGTTTCAGACGTTTGCTGTGCCGACCAGTTTTAACTACGTCGACGGCAGCGCAAGCGTTTCTGCGTCAATCGACATGACCATACGCAGCGATGGTGAAATGCAATGCGTTCCATCCGAACAAGGTAAGAAATCTCTTGTGGTCTTCTTCACTCCTACCTCTTCCTACGACGACATGGGATATAGGGTTTACCCAGAAGTCAGCATATCGCTCGATATTAGAACATCTGCCACTGGTTTGCCCAAGGGTTTAATGTGGGGAAGCCGTCCATCCGCCCTCGAAGAGGCTGCGTACTTCTATAACCCGATTGACTATCAAAAAGGGTGTTCTCTCAACCTTCATTACGATGGAACGAGGCCAGCTGGTCATCCTGTCAATACTGATTATGACAACAAGCTGTTGTATAAAAGCGAGAGCGTGGATGTTGGCATCGATCAATCAGCTAGTCTATTCGCGCCTTACGTCACTTACTCTTACAGGCTCAGAAGCATGAGTGCGTATACCCCACCAATGCACAGACAGCTGACTCCTTCTGTGTTTGATTTTGGAGTGTCAAGTTGCAGGGCGTACATGGTCACAAAAGAAGGGATATACACGACGCAAAACATGGCACCGTATTCTCTCCCAGCAGCCTACGGCTATACAAAACAGCCTGTTGCTGGTGGAACGATTTTCAGTATCACGTTCACTCAAGTGGTTTCAAGCAATTTCGATATTGAGCAATAGCTATCGCAAATTCCGAACGGAGGAGCCAGAATGCAAACATACGAGCTAACTGTGAAGGGAAGGTCGGTTCACGCGAACAGCGCGGACACCACCCTAGTGCGCACGTCGATCGGCATCGACAAGATTCACGTGCTGTTCGACAACGACGAATGGCTCGACTTCGCATTGAGCGTGACGTTTGCGCAGGGGTCTGGGAGTTCCGAGCAGAAGGTCACGACATCAATTACTCCGCAGGTGTTGAGCAACAGCCAATGGGTAGCCGAGGCAGAGTGCGTCATCCCGTGGGAGGTTATCAACATGGTCGGCCCCATCCGCGTGACGTTCCAGGGCTTCGACACGAACGGCAACCACATCATAACCGCAGCAGGCTCGCCGCTCTCGGTCGAGGAAGCGGGCGACGTGGTGGACGGAGACGACCCGCAAGCGACACCTACAATCGACCAGTGGAGCCAGGCGTACGCGGACGCTGCGGCGGCGGCATCAGCTGCACTCAGCGCGGCAGCTGCGGCAGAAGATGCCATCGAGGACATGCGGACGGCCACTAGGCCGGCGGCAACCACGTCGTCTCTCGGCGAAGTTAAGCCTGACGGCACCACCATCACAGTAGAGCAAGACGGCACAATCCACGGCGCCCAGTCTTACACGCTGCCAATAGCCACTGGATCTAGGCTCGGTGGCGTCATGGTCGATGGTGAGAGCATCGAAGCGAGTCAGCTTGGCACTCTTTCGCTTGCCGACGACCTCGCTTCAGCACTCTCAAACCTCAGAATACTAGCAAGCATCGCATTCGACACTGAGTTCGATGGGAACGGAACACTCGAAAGCGCGGTTGTAAAGTCTGGAAACCTGCCTCCTGCTACTTCGTCTGATTTGGGCGGAGTTTACCCAGACGGCACGACTGTCTCTGTCACGGACGACGGAATGTTAAGCGCGCTTCCGAAGACCACGTGGCGTGGCACGTGCTCGACAGATGACTCAATCGACGTTAAGACCGTTACATGCGAAGGGTTCACTCTGTCTACTGGAGCCATCGTGTCCGTAACGTTCACAAGCCCTGCCACTACTGCGAAGGCAATATCGTTAAAGGTCGGGCCAACTGACACGAAAACAATCTACGTTAACAACTCTGCCACGTCTTCTTCAAACCCGCTCACGTGGAGTGCGCATGAGACGTTGACGTTCATGTACGACGGAACCAGGTACCTGCTAATTGCGCGTGACGTTTCGTCTCAAGGAACAGGAAGCGGCTCTACGTGGTACGCCACGTGCTCCACGACGTACTCGACGGCTGCGAAGGTCGCATCGTGCTCGAACTTCTCGCTATCTACTGGCGCCATAGTCTCCGTCGCGTTCTCCGCAGACAACACAGCAGACGCGCCGACGCTGAACGTCAACTCCACTGGTGCGAAGAGCATCTACGTAAACGGATCCGTCACGTCGTCGTCAAACCAGCTCCTATGGAACGCCGGAGATGTCCTGACGTTCATCTACGATGGCACGCAGTACCACCTCATAGCAAGGAGCAGCGTGCAGGAGTCGTCCCAGGGTTCTGGCGGAGGCGCGATTTGGCACGGGACGAGTTCCACGGCCAACAGCACTGCCACAAAAGCCGTAACGTGCAGCGACTTCACGTTGCAGGACGGCGCGATGATAGCTGTCACGTTCTCGAATGCTGGAGATGGGTCTAGCACCGTCCAGCTCAACGTCAACTCGACTGGCGACAAGTACGTCATGGTTAATGGAACTGCAAACGGCCTCAACGGCAAGAACAAGCTGGTCTGGTCGGCTGGGGATACGCTCGTCTTCCTCTATGACGGCACCAGCTACCACCTCGTTGCGCCGAGCGTTCCGCGTGCTGCAACTAGTGGCACATTGGGCGGCGTCATGCCCGACAGCTCCACCACGAGCGTCACGAGCGCGGGAACCATCTCTGCCAGGACGGCATGGCGTGCCTCATGTTCAACAGCCGCATCAACAACGGCGAAGGAAATCTCGACCGCCCCGACTGGGTTCACGTTGAAAGACGGCGTCATCCTGTCAGTCAGGTTCACTTACAAGAACGCCGAGGCCGACGAGATAACGCTGAACGTCGGCTCTAACGGTGCAAAGTTCATCTACGTCGACGGCCAGAACACGTCGTCTTACAACCCGCTCTACTGGGAAGCTGGGGACACGCTCACCTTCATGTACGACAGCACGTCGCAGGTGTTCCACTTCCTAGCCAAGACCGGCGCGTGCAAGGTGGACAACTCGACCATCAAGGTCAACCAATACGGGGAGATATACGTCGACGCGGCCGCCGTCAAGGCCGCTATAGAGGCGCTGTAAAGGAGGCGACATGAGAAACGACTTGCCAATAGTCAGGAGGGGCACCACTCCGACCGTCAAGGTAAGGGTCAAGAGCAAGGACGGCACCGCGCTCGACCTCACGGACGCGTACGTCTACCTGACCCTGAAGGAGAACGTGTCTGGAGGACATGAAATCACCAAGAGCGGGGAGAACGTGACCGTGGAGGTATCGAACAACGACTCGCTCGTGTCTGCCGACCTCACGCAATCGGACACACTCGCGCTCACCGCAGGACGCGAGGTCGAGGTGCAGGTGCGCGGTAAGACACAGGGAGGCAAGGCACTTGCCACCAGCATACCGGCGTTCAAGGTCGGGAAGATTCTATTGGATGGTGAGATCTGATGGAACTCGAACTTGAAGTGCTGGTCGAGGGAGAATCCGAGCTTTCGCTCGAAGCAGACCCCGACTTGTCGATGGACATCGAGTCGGGGGCCGTTGGCGTCCCCGTTGACAACGACTACCTCGACCTCGACCACAAGCCCTCCATCGAGGGCGTCGAACTCGTCGGCGACAGGCTGCTCTCGGAGTTCGGCTTATCAGGTGGCGACAACGTGAACGTAGACCACGGCAACATAACCATCGAGGAACTGACAGCGGCCCAAGTCGCGGCGCTGCTCGTAATCGACTGATAGGAGAACGATATGGGACTCGCAGGAACAACCGCAGTAACCGAGCTATGGGCCAAATGCAAGGCGGCGTTCGGCAGGAGGCTCGGCGCATCCACCACGACCACGACCGTCAGCTTGCAGCTCAAGAACAACGCTGGCGACAGCCTCGGAGACGCCGCATCCATCGGGGCTGCAACATCCACCGCAGCCGGAATCATGACCGCCGACATGTACAGCAAGCTCGACGGCATCGCCGCAGGGGCGACCGCCAACACTGGCACCGTCACCAGCGTGGCCGCTGGCGTCGGCCTCGCAGGAGGGTCCGTCACGTCCAGCGGCACCATCAAGGCCGACCTCAAGAGCGAGACGGCGTTGACTGGCGCGTCCACAGCAGAGACCGAGACCAGCGGGCGCGTGTACGCAACCGTCACCGACAAGGACGGCCACCTTGCAACCGTGGTCCCCTGGACCGACACCACGGCGCTGTCCTCCATGAGCGGCACGCTCGCCGTCTCACAGGGCGGCACTGGCGCGACCTCCGCAGCGGACGCACGCACGGGACTCGACGTGTACTCCAAGTCCGAGGTGGATGCCCTCGTCGTGAGCGGGGGGGCGTCCTTCAAGGGCACCGTGCCAACCGACTACACGCAAGCCCAAATCGAGGCCGCGTCCTACGTTGCGGGATGGTACTGGGTCGTGGACACCGCTGGCACCTACGTGGGCCAGACGTGCGAGGTCGGCGACATGATTTTCGCCAAGGGCACCAAGTCCTCGTCCTACTCGGCAAGCGACTTCACCGTGGTGCAGAACAACATCACCGAGATGACCGCAGCCGAAGTGGACGCCATCTGCGTGTAAGGGGGACGGCATGAGCATAGCTGGAACCACTGCAATCACGGAGTTATGGGCGAAGGTCAAGGCTGCGGTAGCCGAGAAGCTGGACAAGGACGACTACCTCGGCGGGCTGACCTGGAACACGCTGAACGCCAAGTTCACTTGGGATGACCTCGCTGGCAACTCGTCTGCCAGCCAGGACACGCACACGGAGAACTACAACCTCGTCAAGCCAGGGCGTCTGTCCACCACAGCCGTGAACGGGAACATGGACATCATCGACTCCGCACTCGACAGCATAGCGGACTCAACCCACGCTCTCGCGGCATCGGACATCACGAGCGGCCAGCTCGCCATAGCCAACGGCGGCACGGGTGCATTCTCCGCGCTCTCCGCGAGGGCCAACCTCGGGTGCTCCAGAGCGTACTTCGGGACGTGCTCGACCGCAGCGGGTACAGCGGCCAAGGTCGTCACGTGCGACGACTTCCACATGGAAACGGGTGCGCTGATATGCGTTCGCTTCGACAACACGAACACGGCGTCAGACGCGACCATGAACGTCAACAGCAAGGGCGCGAAGTTCATCCAGGCGAAAGGCGCGTACGACGCGGCCAACGTGACGTGGATGGCTGGCGAGACCGTCCCGTTCGTCTATGACGGGACTTACTTCAGGATGGTGGGGAGCGTAGGCGTCAACGCGCTCTGGGAATCCGTATCCCAGGATTTCACGTCGAGCTATTTTTACAGCACCGCGAAACTCTCAAGGGTCGGAAAGTTCGCGATGTTGCGCGTCAATGGCTTCAAGAACCTTACGAGCAACGACACCACCACCATAGGGACTATCCCGCTGGCATATCGGCCTGCGTACTATGTCCAATTCGACAGGATTCAGGCAGATGGTACGAAGATCAGACTTACGGTGTACCAGAACGGCACTTTTCAAATATATGCATATAACACCACGGGTCATAGCAACTTCTCAGACACGTTCGCGTGGCCGACAGCTTAGAGCATGTACATCCCGCTGATGATCGGGTAGCTCGCGCCGAACAGCAACTATCCAGGGTGGATTCTCGTTATCAACATCAGCTAGTAACCTCGCCAAACCAGGAGGACCCATGAGTACAACCACAACTAACTACAACCTCGTGAAGCAGGCTGGAAACGAGCGCCCAGACGTGTCGGTGCTCAACGCCAACCTGGACATGATAGACGCCGCTATGGCTGGGAAGTCGAGGGCATGGTACGCGACATGCTCCGATTCAGCTTCTACCGTCGCAAAAACGGCATCATGCACAGGGTTCGTACTCGAAGAGGGTGCGCTTGTCTGCGTTCGGTTCGCCAACACCAACACGGCGGCGGATGCGACCCTGAACATCAACTCAACTGGCGCGAAGGCAATCTACGCCAACAACTCTACGACTGCCACTGACGTGACGTGGGCCGCAGGCGAGACCGTTCCACTCGTGTACGACGGCACGTATTACAGGATGGTCGGCAGCAAGGGAGTGAACAACGTCAGGTCGCAAGTGTACGACAAGCTCGTAAAGGGCCAGTTCTCTATGACCGGGTACAGAGTGAGCGGAAACGACGCGTTCAAGGCCGCGTGCGTAAGCGAGTACATGTCAATCATCTGCTTCTTGAACTTGACTGGAAATCTTAAGACGACCATCGGGGCCGAGCACGGCGTAGCGTTCGTGTGGCAATGCACCTCGATAGGTGCCAATTACCGTGCGTTGGTAATGCCAGCCACATCAAGCGACGGTCTCAAGTACGTCTCGTTCTCGTTGAGCAGCGTGTAACCATCAGGAGGCCCCATGTCAACCACCACCACCAATTACAACCTCGTCAAGCCAGAGGGCAGCGAGTACCCCGACATCTCCATCATCAACGGGAACATGGACGCGATAGACGCGGCGCTCACCGATGCAACACCATCTACGATTACGCTCAGTCAGTCGAACATCGACCGAGACGGCTCAAATCCGTCTTCAATGCAGACTGGCGACAGCTACATCCTCGTCAAGGACAAGGACGGAGAGATGATTGGAAGGCTTGTTCCGCTGAGAGGAGCTACTGGCGGAGTTAGCATGACGCTTTATTCCAACAACGAGACCTCTAATGGGGACGAGGTGGAGAACTACATATCAGTATTCGCGATGAAGGACGGGAGCAAGGCGTACGCAGTTGGAGACCCCGCCGCCTTTTGCAACGCCATAGGGATGTCCCAGGTGTCTGGCACGTTCACCAAGACCGTCAACAAGACGCTGTACGGCTACTCGCTCCAACGCGTGGGCAGCATCGTGTACTTCCATCTTCGTTTCGCGAGCCTCGACATAGCGCCGAGCACTGAACTCGGCAGCGTGCCGTCTGCCTTCACACCAGGCGGCGCAAGGTACATCCTCGGCTGCACTCCTAGCGGCAAGTCGTTCTTCGTGACCATAGGAACAGACGGCAAGGTGTCGATAGGTTCCTCGTCCTTTACCGAGAGCAGCGTGAGCAACCCGTACATTGCGGGGACGTACCTGCTCTAGTTAGGGGGTGATAAGTGGATAACGTAGACCCAAGCATAATCCTCGGCCAGATCGCCTACGTCCAGAGCCTTAGCGTCGCCATCATAGGCGGCATCTTCGGCGTAATCATGAAGTGGCAGGAGAGGAGGCGTGAGAGAGAGCGTAAGGACGACCTCGAGTACCGCGAGAAGCGCGAGCGCGAGGAAGCCGAGTACAAGGCCGATCGCGATGCCAAGGAGAAGGCCCGCAAGGAGTTCGACACGGCGCAGCTGAACCTGGTCTTCGCTGTGTCCAACGGCCTGCTCGTCTTGCTGCACGCTGCCCACGGAGATCAGGTGAACGGCAACGTGGACGCGGCGATAGCGAGCATCCAGAAGGCCAAGGGGGAGTGCAACATGCTGACGAACGAGAACGCAATCGACAACTTGAGTTAGGAGGCGGAAATGAACGCAGAGTCTTTGAAGGCGATAGTCACGCTTCTAGTGACGGTCGCGCTGAACGTGGCGAACGTATTCGGCTACGCGCTGGACTTCGACATGTGGTACCAGGTCGTGTTCAGCGTGGCTTCGCTCGCAGCCGTGGCGTGGGCATGGTGGAAGAACCAGAACGTCACGCAGGCTGCTCAACAGGCGCAGGAGTACCTGGACGAGCTTAAGGCCAAGGAGAAGGAGCCAGCTATGTAAAAGTCAATAGGTTTCAACGAGTTTTCTAGCACTTTGACAATTGGATATGGGACATAGTTTCCGGGCATGGCAAAGCGGGCGGCGCCAGCCGCCTGAGTTGATAAGAGGTATGTCGGGCTCGACCAGCCGCTAGGCAACTGGGCAGACGTAGGGCTTGTCGTCCTTGAGCACGGCGAAGACGATGGAGCAGAGCTTCCGCACCACGGCGCTGATGGCGACCCTGTGGCACTTGCCCTCCGACCGCTTCTTCAGGTAGTAGTCGCGCAGGACGGGGTCGAACCTCCTCGCCCTGTCGGCGGCGAGCCAGAGGTACCACCTGAGGTAGGGCGAGCCGCGCTTCGAGAGATGGGCCTGCGAGCCCTCGTACTCGCCGGACTCGAAGACCGACGGGTCGCATCCCGCGAAGGCGACAATCTTCGAGGCGCTCTCGAATCTGGACACGTCGCCGATCTCGCCGAGGATCCCGGCGGCGCACACGGTGCCGATGCCGGGGATGGTGGTGATCGGCGAGCCTGCGACCAGCCTCCCCAGCTCCCTGTCGAGATCGGCCATCTGGCCCCTCGTGAACTCGATCTGCGCGAGGAGCTGGCGCAGCTGGAACGCGAGCGGGCCGCTGTGCTGGCCGACCGACGACTTGGCCAGCGCCTTCAGCCGCTCGGCGTCGGCGCGGCCGAACCTGCCGCCGGACGCCTCGCGGATGGCCTTCTCCACCGAGTCGACGCGGGCGGCCGCCACGTTGGCGGCCGAGCCCCACCTGGAGAGCACGGCCGTTCCGGCCCTTCCGAAGTCGTCGCAGAAGAACCCGTGGAACTCGGGGAACACGACGTCGACGATCGCGTGGGCCTTGCGCTTGCAATCGCCTACAATGTGGGAGAGGGAGGTGCGGGACCTCGACAGCGACCTCAGGTCGTCCGTCTCCGACTTCGTGCGGCGCCGCTCTGTGGGGTTCCCCGCCAGGAGCCACAGGGCAAGGGCCTCGGCGTCGACTGCGTCGTTCTTCACCTTCCTCACGCTCATCGCCTTGCGCCAGTTGGAGGTGAGCAGGGGGTTCACCTCGAAGACCTGGTAGCCGCGGGCCTCGAGGAACGCGATGAGGTTGCGCCCGTAATGGCCGGTGGCCTCCAGGCACACGCCCGATTCGCCGGGCATCGCGCCGGCCTCGGTCAGCTTGGCGAGCAGGGCCGCGAACCCCTCGCCGTCGTTGCGGAACTCGAAGTCGAGCAGTCTCCGCTCGCCTCCCTCCGCGATGACCGCGGCCGAGTGCTTTCTCTTGGCCAGGTCGATTCCTATGCAGCAACGCATCTTTGCCTCCTTCCGTCTCGGGGACACGTCGCCTGGCGGGATTCCCCTCGACCCGGCGGCGCGCAGCCTCTTGCGAAATGAAGCAACAAGGTGCTATCCAGCTGATTAGCGCAGCTCCGTCGGGCGGGGGCGCGATCCTCCTCGAAGAGAACCAGGTCTCAAGGCGTGCATTACGCGATCCCCGCCGTCGGGAAATTATGCCCCATATCCAATTGTTGGTAATACAGGACGAAAGTCGCCGGGAGGCGACGATGATTAGGATAAGAGGCGTAATGAACATCATCGAGGACATCGTCTCCTGGGGCCACGGTGAGCTGTACCCGAGCTACGTGGTGATTCACGAGACGGCTAACCCAGGAGCTACCGCCCGCAACCACCGCGACTACTGGGCGAGCAACGACACCTACGCGGTCCACTACTGCGGCGACTGGACGGGCGACGTGTACCACTGCGTGCCAGACGACCGCATCTGCTGGCAGGTCGGCAATGGAAATCCGTATGTTGTGGGCATCGAGCTGTGCCACGCCACGAACCAGGAGGACTTCGAGTCCGTCTGGCGCGTGGGCATCGAGTGGTCGGCCATGATGCTGAACCGCTACGGGTGGGGCATCGACCGTCTAATCAGCCACAACGATTGCACGAACTGGTGGGGAGGCTCCGACCATACCGACCCCATCAGCTATTTCGAGAACCACGGGAAGTCGTGGGAGCAGTTCAAGCAAGAGGTCGCCGACTACATGGCGAGCGGAGGATTCGAGGAGGAAGCAATGTACGATGTAAACGTTCCGGCTGCGGGGACTCCCGTACACCGCCTGTTCAACGCGGGCTCTGGCGAGCACTTCTACACCTGCGCGGAGGACGAGAAGGACGGCCTCGTAGCAAACGGCTGGGCGTACGAGGGCGTGGCCTGGAGATGCCCAGACCCTGAGGTGGCCGTGTTCCGCATGTGGATGCCAGGAGGGAAGCACTTCTTCACGGCATCGTTCGACGAGGCGCAGGGGTTGACGAAGAACCGCTGGAAGTGCGAGGGAGTGCCGTTCTTCGCCAAGCGCGAGGGGACTCCCGTGCGCCGCGCGTTCAACAAGTACACGGGCGACCACCTACTCACCACGAGCGACACCGACATGGCGAACGCCATCGCAGCCGGTTACGCCGACGAGGGCGTGGCGTTCCACGTATGAGGTGGTTCAACCGCGTCATGATAGCGACCATCGCACTCATGGCCGTCCTCACGATACTCGCCGGATGGATGGTTGCGGTATCCCAACCGCAGGCGCACGCGCAGCAGAAGAACGCGTACTGGCCGTACTCGGTTGAGACGAGCGTGAAGGACAGGTAGTAAAATGAACTCGGCATGGGCGGGTGTACCACGGGACCCCGCCCCAACATAGCGCCCCGCACGCGAGCTTCGGCAGCGAACCATGCGGGGCCGTTTTCTCGAAAGGGGTGAGCGTGTTCTAGCAACCTAGCGAAAGGGGAAGCCATGACACGCTCCCGCAAGAAGACGCCCTGCGGCCACTATGTCAACAAGCAGGGCTGGTACAAGAAGCTATACAACCGCAAGCTCCGCAGGAGTCCCGTCGACTGGGACGAGGGCGTTTCATCCATGCCTGACGGTAACGCCTACCGCAGGGCCAACGAGTCGTGGGAGATCGACGACTACAGGACGCTCGGCGTGACATTCGACGAGTACCGATGCGACGAGCCGTGCAGGCACAACCGCGAGGGGAAGCTGACCTGCCGCCGCTGCTACGAGCGGTTCTTCATCTGCAAGTAAGCCAGCTCGGCGAAAGCACGCTAGCTGGTCTTGGACGCCCCCGGCTTCGGTCGGGGGCCTTTTGCCGTTTATAAGCAACAACCGCAGGCGGCTCCCGTGCTAGCCTCGTTTCGGAGGTGATCGCATGGAGAACGTCGAGATTTCCGAGGCGCTGAGGGGATGCGCCGAGGTGCTGGTCGAGCTGTGCGGGCAGACGAGCGACCCGAGGCTGTGGATGTGCGCGTGGGTCGTCGCGAAATGCGCGGAGGAGCTTGGACGGGAGGACGATGCAATGTGATTTGCAAGCTCAACGTATGGGTTGAACATGTATCAGCTAACTCGTCTGCTAATACATGTCCAACCCATGACGGCGCAAGACGATATGCAGCTCAATCGCGTTGTCTCCTATGGGAGCACGGTTCCTGTACTCTATTTTCTCGACCAGGGACCATATCAGCTTACGCTTGACTTCCTCGTCAATGTTCGGGTTGGCTATGCCCTCGATGCACTTCCTTATCGAGGCCGTCACGTCCCTCGCCGACTCCTCCTGCGGCAGCTCCGAGAGCGCGGCCTCGGCATCGGCTATCCTGCACTCTAGCACCTTGCGACGCGCCACGAAGTCGTCCTCGGAGATGACCCCGCGTTCCATGCGGTCGAAGTTCGCGTCAATCGTCGCATGCGCCTCGGCTATCGCCTTCTCGTAAGATTCCCTACGCATGTCGGGGGCGACATCTGACAGTTTAAGCTCGATGTCGTTCGCGTACGCGGCCAGGGTCTCGGTCACGGCCTCGTCGAGGATTCTCACCGAGCACCCCTTGGTCTTGCAGCCCTCTCCCTTGCGCAGGTGGACCATCATGGGCTCCTTGGCGTTGCCCGTGTCGTAGTAATGGAGCGCCTTGCCGCATTCCGCGCACACGAGTATGCGCCCGTAGTGGTTCCTCGTCTTGTACTCGGCCTTCTTCGGCGCAGCGTCGACCCTCGATTTCGCCTTCCTCCACAGCTCGTCGTCAACTATGGCGTCGTGGAGGCCGTCTACCAGTATCGCGTCGGGGTTGCTGACCGTCTTGTACCTCGTCCTGCCGTTCTCCTTGTAGACCTTCTGGGTCGTGGCGTTCCACAGCACCTTTCCCGCGTACGCAGGGTTCTTGACGATGTTCTTCACAGAGGCGGGGCTCCACTTCGCGCTCCTCGCGGGTGGAGCGCCCATCGCGTCGAGCATGTGGGCAATCTGGCGGTAGCTGTCTCCCTCGGCGAACCGCTCGAATACGGCCCTGACGTATTTGGAGCACGCGTTTGGGACGAGCGTGTGCTTTCCGTCCACGGTGGCCTTGTCGTAGCCGTAGGGGGCGTTTGCGGCTATGTACTGGCCCTCGCGAACCGCCGCGACCCTGCCAGCTATGAGGCGCTTCTTTATCGCCTTGTACTCCCTGCGGCTCATGAACATGTTGAACTCGAGGAACTCGGAGTCCATCTCGTCGGCGGGGTCGTACACCTTGTACGGCGTGATGATTAGCGTGCCAGCTTCGGCGAACGCCCTCCCGACCGTCCCCTGGTCGACCATGTCCCCGCGCGTGAGGCGTTCGACCTCCATCACCAGCACGCCGTCCCACATTCCCGACTCGACATCGGAAAGTAGCTCGGTCATCTCAGGCCTCGCGCTGATCGAATCGCCGGACTTTATGCCGTCGGAGTACCAGCGGCTAATCGGCACCTCCATGCGTGCGGCAAGCGCCTCTAGCGTCTGCCTGTGGTGGGAGAGCGCGTCGTAGTTCGGCTCGACCTTCTCGCGCACCTCGTCGGCACGCGACTTGCGCAGGTAGGCGCAGTACCTTCCATTCATGGTAGAATCACCTCGCAGACGTTTCCCTTGAGCGTGCTGTATAGCCCCCGTGGACAGTTGGCCGCTGCACGGGGGCGACTTCTTAATGGGCAGCGCACGAGACTATTGACGATACGAGCCATATCACGAACGCTATCGGCACCCCGATGAATATGATTGCCCCTATGGCAGTGCCGCCTTTTCCAGCTACAGCCTCCAATCCGGTCCCCTTTATCTTCTTACCGCATTTCGGGCACATGACAGCGTCCGTTGAAATCTGGTTCCCGCATTCTGGGCAGTTCATCATAGCCATCTTCTAGTCCTTTCTCGCGTGCATGAACACCATCTTCGCGTGCGTTAATATCAGCTCCCTCTCCCATGCCTCGACAGAGCGGTAGCATGAAAGCAGCTCCTTCTCGTCGGGTGATAATTCGACGATGCGGTTATCGTTGACAGCTGTGTCGTCTTTATCTGACGCATCGAACTCCATTTCGCTAATCTCGCTTGCGTCGAAGTTCATCCTGTATAGGTCATCCGTGTCGATCATCAATGCGTTGGCAAGTTTGACGAACAGGCCGATTCCAACGTTGTCGAAGTTCGTCTCGCCTGATGAGATCGCATACAGGGTTGATGCGGGTATTCCGCATTCTTCTGACAGCCTTTTCAGATTAGTTCCACGCGCACGAGCTAATTCCTTGAGATTCATGGTAAGGCTTTCTCTTGTGGAAATTACGTTACGACGTAATTTTACCACATTTCTGCCTTGACATAATTACGGCATGGTGTAATTATTGATAATGTAATTACGCCACAGTGGAATTAGGAGGTGAGTCATGGCGTACAAGTACCCGAACTTCGCAGCCGAGATGGCACGCAAGAGCATGGACTACAAGGAAGTCTACGATTCGATGGCAGAGAAGTTCAACAAGTCCAGCGACACCATTTCAAATTGGATTACAGGTCGCGCAGGCGAATTGCCAACGAACGTTGCATTCGCCATAAAGGACGACTACTTCCCTGAGTTCACGGTTGATTACCTGTTCTACGAGGAACCCATCGTTAACTAGCAATTAGCACATCACGTCGCGTCCAAGACGCAGAGCGGCGCGGCAGCACCTTGAAAACGAATCGACGCGGCGGTAGGTCCCGCACGCGCCCCCGCACACCGAGGCGGGCAAACAATAAGAGACAGCAGTTCCGTACGGGCGGCGCGGGAACCTCCTTGCTTTCCAGCAAAAGAGCCACTCCTGATCTGACCAATCAGACCGCATGTTAGGGCAGCCAACTTCTCGTGCGAAGAACCGAACCACCACCCGCACCGTCTGCGCGGGACTGCTGGCGTGAAAGGAGCCGAATGGAAGGAGAGAACGTGTTCCAAGCGGGGACTTTCGAGTTTCACGGAGACAAGTGGAAAGCAACGCTGAGCGTCTACGAAGACGTTCGGCTCGCAGATGTAAGAGTCCCGCTAGAGCGGATGGCAGAGGAGGTATCTAGGAATGAGAGAGAAAGCGGCGCGCGGTAGCTGCAACTACGCACGCGCCAAAAACGGTTCGCGGAGAACCAAGTCAATCGTAGCAGACTACGAGTCCGCATGTCTAGCTGCCGGGCTCGTCATCGCCGTCAGCTTCGGGCTGATGTTCCTGTGGGCGGCGGTGATGTTCTGATGCTCGGACGCAAGAAGGTGACTGCCAGGATGATCGAGCTCGCGAGGGAGTTCAGGGAGGAATCGCTGAACGCAGGGTACGAGTGCTCGTCAATCACATGGCTCGGAGAGAACTCCGGCTCGACGAAGGCCGACTACCTGCACGTGCAGGGGCAGACGTGCGAGCAGCAGGAGGCTAGCAAGAAGCCAGGGAGCTTCGTCTGCGACGAGTGGACCAGCTTCGAGGAGGCGGAGAGCGATGAATGACGCCGTCAACACCGCGAAGGACGTGTGCTACTGGGTCAAGGAGCACCAGCAGGACTTCAAGCGCATCATGTCCGTGCTCCACAAGCAGGTCGACCTCGGGAACCCGAGGACGAGGCGAGACGACGTTCTCAGCTACGCACGCGACATGGGCATAGAGATTTCGCTCGTCGACCAGCTCCGTCACGACCACAACCTGTACGCGGGCATCACGCGATACGCGGTGATGCTGCGCCCGAGGCTGGCGAGGACGGTCAATTTCCGAAAGAGCAAGCTCGACGGCGTCGACCTCGTCGCCGTGTGGCACGAGGTAGTGAACCCCGAGACGGTGTTCCTCGCATCGAGCAGGATGGAAGCCGAGCGCATGGTCAAGTCAGGAGATGCGGCGGCTGCGTGAGGAGGTTAAATGGCAACGAAAATCGACAAACTGTTCGCGCTCAAGGCGCTCGAGCAGAAAATCACTGAGGAGCGGGAGCTCCTTGAATACGAATGCCGCGACGAGCTGATAGCGGCATTCAACGAGGAAGGGACCGACAGGCGCACGTCTCCGTTATTCGGCCCCGATGCAGGCAAGTTCTCGATTAAGCGTTACAAGGCTGAACCTGGGAAGACCGTCACCGAGTTCGAGCTCGTAGACGACGAGGCTTTCGCTGGATGGCTGGAGGAGAACCAGTCCGCCGTGTTCGGGTTCGCGAAGCTGCACGCAACCGACCTGGCTAAGTGGTGGCTCGACTCGAACGGCGAGATGGCCGACGGAATCGAGGTGACTACGCGCGAGGAAGAGGGAAAGCCCGAGCGCCTGTCGGCGCAAATCTACTCGCTCAAGCCCGACATGGTGCTCGACAAGCTAGGCGGAAATTTCCTCGCCGGTGCAAACGAGCTGCTTCTCGAAGGTGATTCCGAATGAGCGGGCTGACGGACGCGCTGCTCGCCGCGCGCAAGGAAATGAAGATGCCGCCCCTCAACGGCGTCGGACATGCTGGGAAGAACGGCGTGCGCGAGTACAAGTACGCGCTGCTGTCAGACGTTCTCAAGAGCATCATCCCGCCGCTCATGGACAAAGGCGTGCTGCTCACGCAGGGCATCGAGGACGGCGAGCTGAAGACCATAGCCCGCATGGGCGACGAGGTGCTCGTGCTCGATTCGAGGCACGTTCCCACGACTGGCAACCCGCAGGAGCAGGGCAGCGCGGAGACGTACGCCAAGCGTTACGCGCTCTGCACGGTGTTCTGCATAAGCGGGATGGAGGACGACGACGGCCAGGCCGCATCTGAGCGCAAGCCACGCAACGACGGCGAGCTCGCAAAGGCGAAGCTGCGTCTCAGGGATGCGATTAACGGAGCCGTTCAGCGCGGGGTCATACATGACGCCAATGGAGCTATGAGCGGCATCACGAAGCGCACCGACTACGAGGAGAACAAGCTGAACCCCGAGTGGTTCCGCGACGTGGCGCAGGAGTTCGACGATGCCTAGCGATTTCCGTTTCGACGACGAGTCGGTGCCGCTGCACATAAGGCGCGACGAGTGCATCAGGCAGCTCGTTAACGCCCTGAAGCTGTGCAGGCAGCGTGGATTGGCGATGTGCGATGCGGAAGCGGCCTATTACACGGCGAAGGCCGAGGCAGTGTACGACCTCAAGGAATCGAGGATGCCGGCGACCCTCATAGCCCTCGTCATCAAGGGAGTTAAGAGCGTCGTCGGCAAGCTGCGCGACTTCCATGCAGCAGAGGTCGAGTACAAGAACGCGCAAGAGGCCGTGAACGTCTACAAGCTCGTGCTCAGGTCGTTCGAGGCCGAGATAGAGCGCGAATGGAACCAAGCGAAGAGGATGTGAGACAGGTGAAAGATTTCGAGATGCCGTCAGAAGAGCAAATCAACAAGATTTGCATCGACGTCGACAATTACGCAATCAGGAAGTGCAAGGAGGAGGGTTTCCCGTGGTTCATCAGCTTCCTCGTCATCGAGAAGCTGTTCGTCGTCGGAGAGACGTTCATGAGGATGTACGACCTCCTCGGTCCAGATGCAATGGCCGAACTCGGGGAGGCAATCGAGCACATGAACATGAGCGAGATGCTCGAAGAAGCAGAACGCACGTTGAAGGAGGAATAGATGAACGTAGTGGCGATCAGCGGGAACCTTGGGAAGGATTGCGACTTGCGCCGCACACAGTCTGGAATGGCGATAGCGAACTTCTCAATCGCCGTATCGGACAGCAAGAAGAACCAGCAGACGGGCGAGTGGGAGAAAATCACCCACTGGGTCGATTGCGTCCTGTTCGGCACGAGGGCCGAGAAGTTGGCCGACTACCTCGTGAAGGGCACGAAGCTGGCAATCAGCGGCAAGCTGCGCCAGTCGAAGTGGCAGGACAAGGATGGCAACAACCGAAGCAAGCTCGAAGTGGTGGTCGACGAGATCGACTTCCTCTCGGGCGGTGAGCGCAAGTCTAGCAATCCAGAGTACGTCGAGGCCACAGTGTACGACGAGTCCTCAGAAATTCCTTTCTAGGGCGGCTGCTATGGCAAGGAAGAAAATCACAACATCGCAGCGGTTCAGGATACTCGAGCGTGATGGATTCAGATGCAAGTATTGTGGCGCCGATTCGTCTACGACGTTGCTCGAGATTGACCATGTGGTGCCTGTTGTTAATGGCGGCACGAACGATGACTCGAATCTTGTCGTAGCTTGTCGTGAATGCAATAACGGAAAGAGCGGCAGGAACCTTAAAGATAGTTCGATGCGCATATTGCAGCTCAGATCACTGCAAAAACTGATACTCGGAGGATTCAGCGAGTTCGTTGAGCAGGTTTACCTCTATACACCAACGTACGACATGCTTGAAGAATTTGGTTACGAGAAAACTTTTAACGCTATATCTAACCTAATCGACGAAAAACCTTTTACCAGCATCGTTGACGTTCAAATCGCTCTCTCAGATGCGTATTTCAACCTCCATGAAGAGGAGGTGTGAGTAGCATGTCAAGGCAGCGAATGGTTAAGCCAGAGTTCTACGACTCTGAAAGCCTTGGAAAATGCTCGATTAAAGCAAGGTTCCTCTTCATAGCACTATGGGTGCATGGTAACGACTACGGCAACCTCAAGGCGCGCCTTAGCTGGATTAAGCTCAAGACGTTCCCGTACGACGATATTTCAGACCACGACATCCTCGACATGCTCTGCGAACTCGAGCGCGTCGGATGCGTCAGGGGCTACATCGTCGACGGAGATGCGTACATAAACATCCCTAACTTCGAGACGTACCAGACCGTCAGAAAACCGAACAAGTCAAACGTGCCCGACCCGCCAGAGAAGATGCCGAAGAGGACACATTTGTTCACTGATTTGGAACAGTGCGGAACCAGTGACGCACCAGTTACGTACCAGTGCGTAAACAACAATGAAGACCATGTGGAAAACTATGTGGAAACAGCACCAGTACGACACCAGTACGGAACCAGTGACGCTCAAAAGAAAGAAGGAAAGAAGGAAGTTGTTGTCTTACAACAACAACTTCCAAAAGAAGAGGGCGCTGCGGTCGGCGCGGCTGTGGCTGGGGCCACGCCGCCCTCCGCGCCAACATGCCCGCTATGCGGAACCGAACTCGATAAGACAGGCATGCATGGTGGCGACGAGTGGTTCTGTGACACATGCAAGGACTTCTTCGCGTCGGAGAAGGTGGTCGCATGAGCTACCAACCGAGCGCGTCGCTGCTGCACGGCTTCGCCTACCAGGCCGCCGAGTGCTACGGCAAGCCGCACTTCCTATGCCGGTACGCCGGGAAGGCGGTGAACAGCCACGAGCTGTTCGAGGACGCGACGTGCATGTGTTGCGGCAGGAGGGCTACCAACGCCCACCACTGGCCACCGAGGGGCAAGTCGCCTCTGTTCACGCTTCACGGCAAGACGCTCAAGCCCGCGCTGTTCGCCGTGTGCGGATCGGGCACGACGGGTTGCCACGACGGATGGCACGGAGGCGCCCGCTTCAAGGCGCTGTGGAAGTGGGACTCCGAGAGGTTCGCCCGCGAGTGGTGGGAGGGCTCGATGATGGAGGAGCTTGGCCCGCACTCGCAGGCTCTCTACGGCTTCGGGTGCTGGGAAGCCTACGACTTGAGGGACGGCAGGATATGGCAGGTGAGGCTATGAGCAAGCAGAGGAAGAAAGGCACGCAGTTCGAGGCTGACGTGGTCGACTACATGGCCGAGAAGCTGGGAGACGCTCGCATCGAGCGCAGGGTCATGGGAGGCGTGAACGACCGTGGCGACATCGCTGGCGTGGAGCTCGGGTGCAAGCCGGTAGTTATCGAGTGCAAGAACCACGCGAGGATGGAGCTATCCCAATGGCTCGACGAGGCCGAGGTGGAGCGTGCTAACGACGGCGCCGAGTTCGCGTTCGTCGTCCACAAGCGCCGTGGCTGCGGCAAGGCGAACATGGGCCGCAACTACGTCACGTGCGACCTCGAGACGTTGTGCGCCGTCATAGCGGGCGGAAGGGGCCTGCTATGCGGATGACGGAAAACATGTACCTCGCGGCTATCAGGAGCCTCGAGGACGAGGTCGACAGGCTCACCGAGGAGCTCGAACTCGCGAGGGACTACATCGAAAGGCTCGAATCAGAGCTGGAGGAGGAGCGACATGAAAGCGATTAACGTGGCAGCGTGCCTGCTCTTAGCGGCTGCGCTCACGGGATGCGCTCCAGCCGTCGCATCACAGGACCAGGTCGGCGAGGAGCAGGTCTTCGGAGAGGTCCGGGAGCAGACTGAGACGCACCCGGAGGTTATCCGCGAGATGCTGCTGGCAAAGCAAGCCGAGAAACAGCAGCAGGAGCAACAGGAAGCCGAATGCGACCAGGTTTGGGAGGAAAACGAGTACGAGTCCCAAGAATGGTACAGCGAGCCTTACAGCTCATCGTACGCGTTCACGGGAGACGGCTTCATGCAGGAGGGCGTGCGCGAGTACAAAGGCCGCACCGAGTCGTGGTATTCGAGCAACCAGCTCTACCACCGCGACACCGCGGAGTGGACGGTGGACGACGAGGGATACTACCGCGACGACCAGGGCCGCTACGTGGTGGCGGCATCAGACGCCCCCGAAGGCTCGGAAATCGAGACGAGCAAGGGAACCGGCATCGTGCTGGACAGCGGTTGCGACGAGGGCGTGACCGACTTCTACGTGAATTTCGGATAGGTGGCAGATAGAGATGACGACAGCCGATGGAAAGTGCTGCGGTAACTGCGACGCGTTCATGCCTGACCCGTTCAACTGGGGCGAGCAGGGCGCATGCGCCGTCGTTGACGACGAGAGCATAGCGTACGGATGCTACTGGTGGGTGACGGAGGACGGAGACTGCGAGAGCTGGACGCCGAGGAAGAAGAGGGGCCCGAGGTCCGACCCGAAGAGGGCAGAGAGGGCCGAGAGGGCGAAGTACGAGAGAAGGATGAAAGGCGATTGGTCATGAGCGTTCAGGTAGTCGTGTGCGACGGTTGCGGAAGGATGGCAAGCGAGTGCCAATGCCTAGTCGAGTTCCATAAGTTCGGTGTGACGGTTCACCTGTGCGACGAATGCGTGGACAGGGCGAAGGAAATGGTTGAAGAGGCTAGGAGGAAGCAGTGAGCGACTGTTCAAACTCCACGAGCTACGACGCCATCATGCTCCGCATCGACTTCGAGGGCGAGCACCACCCGTGGACTTACCCGCTGGCCCTCAACGGGCGCACGGTGCGCGGCGTGAGCGTCGGCGGCGTGCGGTACGCGCCCGAGCGCACCTGCACGCTCGAGGAGACTTACAGGGGCTATCCCTGCAACGACTACACGTGCTCCGAATGCGGCAAGACGCACTGTGCTCCCAGGCGGCACGAGCATTGCCCGAGGTGCGGCGCGAAGGTGGTGAGCTAGGTGGGATGGCGAGGATTAGGCATCGCGTCGTACCCGTTCTCTTATGCGGAGCTTCCTGATTCACTCGCGCTTGAGAACACCGTTACTGGCGAGGTGGTCAGGTACGAGCGCGTGCGTGAGTGTGAAGTTGTCGGCACGCGCTTCGAGGATTTGCTTGACGAGTATTGCCATAGCCTGTCATGCGGCCATGACGCATGGAATGGTGACGTTGAGCCGCCAGCGTATTGCGATGTGTGCGGCGCACGTGTGAAAGGCGGTGCGGAATGACGGCGATGGACGAGCTGAAGAAGCTGCTGAGCGAGCGCGGCTTCGAGTATTTCAACGGAAGGCACGGGACATACTGGGACAAAGGCGATAAGTTCGCCTACAGTTTCAGCGCCAGTGAACTCAGCGACGGGACGCTTCGCGTCGTGCTTCACAGAATCACGCCAGAGCAGGCCGTAGCCGCGACGCTGGGGAGCGGGACGTGCAAGATGCGCCAGCACATGTGGATGCCGATGTGGACGTGCTCGGAGTGCGGTAAGACGAATGGCGGCGTGATCGGAGCCGACAGGCATGAACCGCCGATTGTGTGCCCGAACTGCGGGAAGGCGGTGAAGCGATGACAGAAGCATTCGCTGTGGTCGGCGCGTTCGCCACGTTCGCCATTGCCGCAATCATGCTCGGAGCGGTCGTGGTAGTGATTGTATCGTCCGTTAAGGAATGGCTCCAAACAAAGCGGGTGCTGACAAGCAGCACTAAGAACCTGCTTGATACGCAACGTGCCCTCATGGAAGCCAACAACAAGCTGAACGAGCGCGTGAAGACGCTTGAGGAAGAGCGCGAGCTGCGCGGGAAGGTGGTCTCATGAGCTTCGGAGACGGGAACCTGCGCGAGAGGTGCGCAGAGCTAGAGCACATGGTCGAGACCCGCGACGAGTCCATCCGCAACCTCGTGAAGCTGCTGGACAAGCGGCAGGGGCGCACCGAGGAGCTGGAACAGCTCGTGCGGGACATGTATGTGGAGCTGGTGAAGGACACAATGTACGTCAAGCCTGACGGCACGGAGTTTAGAGCGCCGTGGGCTGACGAGTATCTTGCGCCAATCGAGAAGCGCATGGCCGCGCTTGGAATCGAGGTAGACAAGTGATTCAAACGGAGCACATATACCCGACGCTCGGGACGTACGTGAGCGACCTCCACGCGCCGGTCATCAACGGCAGGCCGCGCGAGCGCGTCGTGAGGTGTCGGGATTGCGACAACTTGAACATCGTGGGCAAATGCCCGTGCGGGTTCTTCGCGCTCGAGAACCTTGACGGCTTCTGCGCCTGGGGTGAGGCCGAATGAGGGACGAGTTCACCGATTCGAGGCGCACGCGCGAGGAGCCGCACACGTCGCCGGAGATTACCAACACGCGCTGCGACATGTGCCCCGACATGAGCTGCATCTTGCAGGAGCGTTCCAGGCTGCACCCGTACCGCTACTACTGCCACGCGCTGTCCAGGACGCTTAGCCTTAAGGAGGTGTACGCGATGACGAAGGAGGAATGCCCGCGTCACCGAGACTTGAAGAGGAGGAGGTTCGAGCCATGAGCTATGACGTTCGGTTCTGCGTCGAGACTGTCCGCGAGGACAACCACGGCAACAAGTTCGTTGTCGTCAAGACGCCAGAGTACGACAGCCCGACATACAACCTTGGGGACATGTTCAGGGCATGCATGGACTGGGATTACGACCAAGGCGAGCACTACCCGATGACCGATGTGCTGCCCAAGATAGAGCGCGGAATCAGGGAGCTGACGGAGAACCGCGCCGAGTACGAGAAGTACAACCCAGAGAACGGGTGGGGCGATTTGGACGGTGCGCTCCGTTGCCTTGTGAACTGGAAGGCGGAACTGCTCGGAGGAGAGTACACGAGGGTTGGCGGTTCGTATTACGAGACCGAGAAGGTATGGGAGTTCGAGTGCGCGACGTACAACTGGCCGCTCGACGCCCTCTGGTGGGAGTGGTGAGTATGACCAAGACCAAGCGCAAGAGCGCCGTTGACGTTCTTAGGGAATACGGGAAAGCTATCCGATTCAATTGGTCGTGGATAGACGGCAGGGGCGTCAGGGATGACCTGGACTTCATAGCGGACCAAATCGAAGGGAAGTTCGACCCCGACGTTCGCGAGTTGAGGATTGCGGTCGGGATATGCCCCAAAGGTCTCGGATTCTGGATGGGCGAGGGGTGCGAATGTGACAAGTGCGAAAAAGGGGATGAATGCAAATGACCAAGACCAAAGCGCAGCTCCGCGCTGAGGCGGTGGAACGACTGGAAACCACGCCGTGTGCATGGACCAGCGATTATATCTCAGCGATGTTGGGGTTCAAGGTCAATGCGGGCGTGGACAGGCATGAGCTGAGGGATGCGCTCATTGACCTGCTCATAGATGATGACGATTGCGACATCGAGTGCTACTGCTGCTCGAAGCTGGCCGAGCTGATGGCCGAGAACAGCCAGTTGCGCGTGAAGGTGGACGAGCAATGGGACAGCAATGTGACATGTCCCGATGGCAATGGGACAGCGTCCGACGATTGCGGACAAATCGCGGACATGTCCCAAATGAGCGCCGATTGCGTCCGTTCGGAGCCTGGAATGTCCGAGGTTGACAGCCGCGATAACGGTTGGTATCTGCGCTACGACGGCTACATGACCTCGAAGAGCAACTACCTGCGAATCAGCGGATTCAAGGCGGCTAGGGCGCTCGACAACCGTCAAAACCTCGTGTTCGTTAAATTCATGGGCGGCAAGGAAGCCGATTGCAGAGTGTACGCGCCGAAGTTAGACGTATGCGAAAACTTACACGATTCGTCGAAGGAGACGCAAAAGCCCAGGTCGAGAGAAGCCGATTCTGGAAACGTGTCAGATTCGGATGGCGAAAACTTACATGTTGAGCACGACACTCGCGAGAAGCCGTGGCACGAGCGCGTAGATGATTATCTTGCGACGTTCGATGACGGCCGCGAGAAGCTGGAAGCGGACATAACACGCCAATTCTCAAAGTGGTTCGACAACAGCCCCTACCCGTCACAAGGCCATCGCATTGCCGTTGACTGGCTCGACCGCCAAGCGGCCATCACGTCGCTCGAATGGTGCCATTCAAATGAGCAGTTGGAAATCGAGAACACGGCGCTGCGAGCGAAGGTGGACGAGGCGAAATCCGAGAACGACGCGATGTACGCCAGAATCAACGAGCTTTACAAGGAAGCGGACAAGACCGAGGCCGAGCGCGATTACTGGAAGGCCCAGGTGCGCACGTGCCTGAACTCAGCCTGCATGCACAACGGCCACGCCGTCTACTCGGAGGGAGTCATGGACTACCCGAGGGAAGACGGATGCTGCGAGCCGTCGTTGCTCGTGACAGCCGAGGTCGACCACCTGCGGGACTTCTACGCTGACGAGCGCAGGAAGTCGAAACGCCTCGAAGGCGAGGCCAAGACCCAGCGCAACAACTTCGACCAGGCCACTGGCGCGAGGGACTACTGGAAGGAGAAGCTCGGCATCTTGCTCCAACGCCTACGTGATTTAGGGTGCGAGGTCGGCGGCATAAACGACGTGCCGATCGACGTGAAGCTGCCGGAGGTGGTTGAATGAGGCTGAAGATGACCAACATCAAGCCTAACTATGCCGAGATATGGGGAAACAAGAAATCGGGCCAAAGGTACGTGAAGCTGGCGGTCGTGCTGCGCGACGAAGGAGGTCAGTGGGTGTTCTCGTCGAACAACGCGCACGCTTCCGATTTCGGTAGGCTACCTCCGTTCACATACGAGTTCGACACAAGAAGGGAGGCAGTCGCATGGGTGAAGCGATGGTACTTGAAAAGGCAGCTCGACAGGGCGATTGAAGAGCAAACCGAGCCGTCGAGGTTCTGGCGGTGCCCGAGGCGCGACGCCTTCGCAGACATGTGGGATAGCGGATTGTTCTCCTACCGCGAGATAAGCGAGGCGAACGAGATGATTAACACGTACGGAGGCGAGGGAGCATGAGATACCTGTTCGGGGAATGGGTCGTATACGATCCTGGATACAAGCATGAGATAGGGCGCGTGACGGAGTGCAGCGAGAACTCGGCGTTCGTATGCTACCACCAGGGATGCACCGCTGCTAGCACGCCTCTCGAGCATCTGCGGCCTGCTACCGATGCAGAGATAGCGAGCGCGCCAGCGGGAATCGGGTTCCACCGATTCGACGAGTTCTGCCAGAAGCGTGACGAGGAGTGCTGCTACAGGTGCATGGCTAAAGCGGTGGTTGAATGAGCTGGTTCGTCCCGTACACGTCGTACTTTCCCGTGCGCACGGTCGCTACGACATCCACGAGCGGAATCGAGACGATTAACAACCGCTGCTGGGGATGCAAGAACAGCTACGTCGGCTACTCGCGGCTCATGTGATCGTGCTTCAGCAGGGTCATAAGGCACACGACCGAAGGGGATGTGTGCGAGAGC